ATTAACACTCTACATATACTTATCACTTTCTCTTTCCCATAAGTCTTTTGAGTAATAACGACCATTACCGTTTTTTACTTCGGCTGTTGCTAATATTCCTTGAACTAATATATTACCATTACTACCTTTACCTTCAACTAATTTGACTGGTTTAGCAGAGAATGTTTGAGTCTCAATAAGTATTTGTTTCATAATTAACCTTCAAATTTTTGGGTCAAATGTTGTTTTAAATCATCTTCATATCGAACAAACCGTGATGGTAAATTAGCTAAAACATCTTCTACATTACCTACTTTATCATATAAATCTTCAGCAAAATCAACCGCTTGCATAAATGCTGGTTCATCCTCTGGGGTTAAAGGTTTATTAATTTTTTTTAGATCTTTAGCTTTTACCCATGTATCTGGGCGGCCACCATATGTAAGAGATTTTATATAAATTTGATCCTTAAAGAAACGTGTTATTTCATATTCCTCTCCATTATATACAACAATATCACCAACTTTAAATTTAGCTTCACTAGTCTCATCTATATTTTTAGGTTCTGATTTAGGGCCAAAATTTGCAAGACGGGCTAAACTAGCGGCGCGTGCTTTAGGATCATAATCACCCATTTCTCCTTTAACATTAGTATGAGGAGCAGAAGTAATATCTCTATCATGAATGCCTTCAGCTAATACTTCTTTAACTAATAAATAGATTTGAGAACGCAATACTGATTCTTTTAAATCACCATAACCTGAAGATTTATGTTTACCTTTAGCTTCTTTTGGAGTACCTAAACCAGGTGCTTCAGTTGTGTAACCTACACCTTTAAGACCAAATTGACCATCTTTAACATAGTGACTAAGATCTTTAGCTAAGTTTTTAGCTACAATTGATCTTAATTCTTCTACTGTTTTATCTTCATTTTTAGGATCTTGCATTTCAGTATAGAATCCTTTTAAGAATTCTTGACCAAATACATTATCATAGTTTTTAGCATCTTTATAGTCGTAACCGCGTGTTGCCATGTCAGTTACTTCTTTAGTTGTTTCTTTTTCTTCAGCTTTAGCTTCTTTAGCTTCAGTTAACCCCATATATGGAATATCTTTATCTGCTTTTGGTGGTAATTGGTCTTCTGCTTCTGCTTCTTTCCATCCCATTTGCCATAATTTAGCTAGATCTGCTTTATAATATTTATTATAACCATCTTCGTATGGACACGCTTCATATGGTACATCATCATAAAAATCTTCTTTTCCTTTATCTACAAAGTCTTGATTGCCTTGATTTTTGCGAGCTGAGGACCTGTTATACATTCCGTATGTCATATCTTGTCCACCCGAGTCTTCTCCATACTCAGTTATGTTTTCTTTAAAAATCTTATGCCAATCTTGTTTTTTACCAGTAGTGACTAAACCACCAATACCTTCAGATAAGATACTTTTATTTTTTAATACAGTAATAGTATCATTATATGATAATACAGGAGTAACAAGGTCTGGGAAGTTATAGCGAGCAAGTTTCATAAAGTATGCTTTATCGCCTTTGCCTTCTTTAATAAGGTTATATTGTGTTTGAAGTGTTTTCATGTTTATGTAAATAATTTTATTGCTCTATCAAGTATTGAAATAGCTAAGTCAGTACCATATACTGATTTTTTTTCTGGTGTTTCTCTATAGCTATTTATTGTTTCTTTTTTAGCTTCTTGGATTAATTTGATAAGTTCTTTTAGCTTATCTGCTATTAGATCAAAATCTCCTAATCGTCCTGCTATATATTGTTTTGTTTCTTCATCAACTCCTAAACTATTAACAAAACCTTCAATATCAAATTTAGGTTCTTCTTCTTCCCATAACTGTTTTACTTCAATACCTTTAGCAGCTTTGTTTAAAGCTTTTTGGTTTACAGGTTTAAAACCAAGTTTGTAATAGTAATTATTAGCAGTACCTTTAGCTTTTTTATTTGGGTTGAAAGCATAAGGAGTAGCATAGTTTTCACCAGCGCCAGCAGTAAAAGAAGCACCAGTACCAGTGGCGCTTGTTTCTTTTATGTTATTTTTATTAATAATAAAGTTTAAAATTTTAATTATATCATTAAGTTTATTGATATACATTTGAGATATATTCTCATTTTTTATAATATATTCATATCCATAATAAAGATATCCATTAATACTTTCTTCAAGAATATTTTTATAATCTTGATAAAGATTAGGGTGAGTTTCTTTAATTTTAATTAATAATGAAGAAACTTTATTATATAAATCTTTTATATCATCAAAGTAATTCTTCATCTTTTATATTAAAATCTTTTTTCATTCTTATTATTAAATTATCTAAATTTTCTAGCATCTGTTGTGGAGATGTTTTTTCAGATGAATTAATTTTTTCTCGAATAATATTTTTTAATTGTTTTTTATCCATATTTATTTTACTGATTCTAGTTCTTCAACTAACTGATAATGTTGGAGAAGATTAATTAAATGATCATCATTAACTTTATCTGTTTTACCTAAGTTTGGTAAAATATTTACAACCTCATTTACTTTTATCTGAATAGCTTTATTGGTAACTTGTTTGTTTAGAGTCAATAAAGTATTTTTGATTTCAGTTATTTTAGTATTGTAGAATTCTCTTAATTTGGGTGTGTTGTCAACACTGTTGATGAATTCTTTTAATGTAGCTTTTTGATTTGAGTTCAAATCAGCATACTTATCATTAAATTTTTCTAATAATACTCTATAAGCTAGTACTCGAATATCTTTGTCTTGTTGTCTGAATTCTTCTAAGATATTTTCTTTAACTTCTTTCTTATCAATAGGAGACTTAACAAGATATTCTAATAGAACAGTTTTGTTTTCTATAATCTGGTTAGGGTTAGACAGATTCTCACTGTTGTATACTTCTAAAAGTGTAAATAAAGCAGCTTGTGCCTTATAGTTTGGTAACTTGGTTTTAAAGAATTCTTCTAAATCATAGTGATTTTTGATTTCTTTAATCAAGTTATATTTTTGTCTTTTTAAAACAGAACGATTTAATTGCTTAGAACTTTCTATAAGAGTACTAATAACCATATCAGCTTTAGCTTCACTAGTGTTAGTATGCTTAAAAAAGCTTTCGTATAATTTATACTCTTTCCCTAATTCTGTTTTAGTAAAATACTTTTTAAGAATATTGATTGCTTGTGATTCAGCGCCTGATAGTGTATCAGCTGTAATTTGTCTTACTAACAATTCAAAAAGGATACCAGTATTTTTATACTTTGAATGTTTTATAATCATTCTTGGGTAATATTTTAATTATAAATATATATGGAGATATTATTCTCGTATTTGAGATTCATCTAATAATGAAGATTCTTCTTTTTTAAGTGATAATTTTTTATCTAAAGTCTCTAATAAAGTTTTATTTTTATTTTGAGTTTCTAAAGCAAGTGGTGATCCACCTTTGAAATTATTTTTTAAAGATCCATCCTCACCTGTAGCATCTCCTTTTTTCATACCAACATTACCTAATCTATCTTTACCTAAAGCACTTTGTTGCGTACCAGCGATAGATGCTTTTTCTTTTGGTCTTCCTAGAGTCTCATCTTTATCATAACCATCAGGAACACCTATTCCGTTTCGACCTGAGCCGTATAAAGCAGCTAAATCATGAGGTGTACCATATGACTTACCTGATTCAAGTGGGTCGTTACCTTCATTTTCAATTTGTTTAAATCTAAAGATACGCTTTTGATCTTCAGCAATTAAATCTCTATACTCATCATATTGATCTTGGCTTAAGTGGAATACATTGTCATAAATCCAATCTGTAGGTAATAATTTACCATCAATAATGTTTTTAGCTAAATCCACTTTTTCTTTCATTAATGCTATTCTTTCTTGATCATAAATGATAGAAGGAGTAGTTAATGATAATTCAAAATTTGTTAATGATTCATTTCTATAACCTTGAGTATACAAGTGAACCAAAGCAATTTTATTTAATTCTGAAAGTATAATGCGTTGTATACGATCAATTGTACGAGCAAAACGAATATCTTCAGCTGCTAATGTTGCTTTACCAGTTAAATCTTTTTCATAACCCATAAACGCTTTAGGTACCTTTAAAGCAGCAAATAACTTATCTCTTAAATAAATTACATCTTCAATTGCAGTATAATCTAAACCTTTAGTAGTATCAATTCGAGTAGTAGCATCATTACCTCTAACAGGTATGTAAAAATCCTCTAATGAGTTTTGTAGATTATATTTTAAATTATATTCACCAGTTTGTGGATCTTGAAATGGAGTCCTTTTCATTTGAGTGATAGTCTTCTGCATGAAGTTCTCTACCTCATTAGGCGGAATAGAACCTACATTAACATAAAACACTCGTTTTTCAGGAGCGCGAACAATACGATGAATCAACATTGCATCTTCCATCAAAATATATTGTTTAAATAACTTACGAGCAGGCTCAAGATATGAACGACCATAAGGCAAATAATTCACATCAGTAATTAATCTGAAATGAGCCATTTCATAATTATCAAAATAAATTGATGAATCATTTTTATTAGTACTGTAAGTACCTGTACCTGTTACACCATAAAAACCTGTAGCACCACCTGAGAAACCATCTGGGCTAAATCTGTATCTTACTTCAGCTGGGTTTTTAGGGTCGTAATGTTCTTCTCTCATAATATGGTAAGCGGTGTATGGGATAATGTTATAAACCCCAAATTTCTCCGCAATTTCCAGTTTTAAAAAGAAGTCACCATACTTACACATTTGGCGAATCCAAGACCATAAATTAAATTCAATGTTTAATACATCATAGAATAAATTATATAGAATTTTCTGTGTATCTTCATTTGAACTTCTAATTTGAAGTACCTCACCCATATCATTTTTAAGAGTACATTCATCTGATATGATATCAAGAGCAGAAGCTACAATAGCATCTGTATCCATTGCATCATAGTCTGAATATACTTGGGTGCGTAAATACCTCCAATTGAGGTTTAATTGTGCTCCAAAAAGTGATGTACTGTTACTAGAGTAGATACGATTAAATCTGTCTACTAACGCGTTTGTTTGAAATTCACCTGTTGATTGGATGCTATTTACATCCATTACTTTGAGCTGATTACCACCAGCATTACGAATTATTACATCTGTTGAGAATAATTTCCTTAATCTTGAAAAAACACTTGTATCAGCCATTTAAATTAAATTATATATAATAAATATTACAGTAACCACCTTATATCTTCATCTTGCCCACCTATATTCATTTGATACGGGTTAGGAACACCATTCATAGTATAGTTACCTTGAGTATTAGGTCTAACAGTCGCCATATTACTCAAAGCAGCGCGTGTTAAATCTAAACCTTGTGTTTTATATTTCAAAGCTGTGTCACGAACATACATTCCGATTGCAAAACTCATAACTAAGTCGTCATTATAACCAGATTGTGCTTCAGGTCTACCATTTCTCCATATAAACACTTTCATTTCCTCAAGAAGACGTTTAGATTGTATAGTAACACTTTTATCTCCAACGTATTCTCTAAATTTATTTATAACTAACGGACGAGTTCTCATAGACATTGTAAAACCTGGTGTCATTCTTGATGGATCATCTGTTCTTTCTAAGTAAGTTTCCGCGTTTAATGTCTCACTTTTTGGGGAGTAATACAAATTTCTATATCCTCTTTCAATAATTGAGTCAAGAGTTGACCATCCTATGTTAGCATTTTCAACAATTAACAACGCATCATTATATTCTGTTGCAATACTCACTAGCAAATAACCAAATTCTTTTGGTGAAATTTGACTTTTATACTCAGCTATTTGTGTGTTTAGTTCAGTATCTATAACATGAAACGTTGAAAAGTCTTTACCATCTCCACGAGCTACATCAGCAACAACCATATAGTTTCGTGTGTAATCTGGCAACTCCCATATCCATAAGTTATGGTCTATTCCGCGTTTTTCCAAGGGATCTTTAATAGAAGTTGCAAAGATAAAGTCTAATTGTTCACTATAGAATACAGTATCACCTGAAGTATTAAAGTCACAATCACATTCTTGTGCTGCTAATCGTGGATCTCCTAATAATTCATCTTGTTTTTTCCTCCAATACTCATCACGTTCAGGATGGACATACCATGGAAGTTTGATAGGTAAGAAGTCATTTTGTTGAGCTTCTGCTCTAACCCATGTTTGATGAAACCAATTACCTGTACCATATGGAGTAGATAATACTATTGCTCCACCACCAGTTGCTAAGGTTTGTTGAGCAGATGCCCATATTTCAGCTATGTCTTCAATAAAAGCAGCCTCATCTATGATTAGAAGTGATACTGCTTCTGATCGACCTGCATCACCTGCTGCTGAAACTGCTTTAACTTGAGAACCATTACTTAATCGTAATGTTAATTTATTATTTTCATCTGCAGGTACTTTCAGCCAAGAAGGTAAGTTTTCAAACATGAATTTGACTTTTGTTACCATGTTTTTGGCTGTCTCTTGTTTAGTAGCTATACAAAGAACATTTTTATCTTTCTGGAATGTCATTAACCATAATGAATAGCCTGCTACTAAAGTTGATATACCCAATTGTCGAGACTTAAGTACTATATCATATGGATGATCTCTCCATAGACGTAGTACTTTTTCTTGAAATGGATACAAGTTGAATATAATTCTACCACGAGTTGGGTGTTGAATGTGGCAGTATTTCTTCATGAAGTGCGCCGGATCTTGGGCGCACTTTAAGTATTCATCTCGTATTATTTGTTTTAAGTCTTGACTCATAACTGTCCCTTATAGGGTTATATTAAGCAATAATATCAGATACTAATGCTTTAAGATCCTTACCACCATCTTTAAACAACTTTTTAATTTCTGGTTTAACAATGAGTTGTTTAATAATAGCAATATTGTCTTTGGTTGGGTTAGCTAGTTTTTTCTTGATACCAGCTTCAAGTTTATCTAATTTAGCTTTTTCTTCATCAGACAATTTTTTAGCAAATTTATCTGATTTGAATTCTTTGTCAATTTTCTTTAATTCTGCTTCAGATGGTGTTTTTTCATCAGTTGAATCTTCATCCTCATCTTCTGCTTTTTCAGCTTTCTTAGGTTCTTCTTTTTTAGGAGCAGGTTTTTCTTTTTTAGGTTCTGCTTTCTTTTCAGCTTTTTTAGGTTCAGCTTTTGGTTTATCTTCTGCTTTTTCTTTTGGAGCTTTTTCACCTTTTCCTGCTTCAAGATAATCAGTAAATTCACCACCTTCTTTTTCTAAGGCACCACGTGTTTGTGGGTTGTTATAAGTAGCTATATCTTTACCTGTTTCTTTAGATAATGCTTTTAAATCTACTTCACCATCTTTGTCTAATGTTGATAATAACTTACCTAAAGCACCTTTATCAAATTTATCACCTTTAGCATCTTTATATTTAGCTAAAGCGGATTTGAAACCTGCTTTATCTTTTACTTTATAGAATGAAGCCATTTCCATAAGTGCCGCTTCAGCTACAGTAATTGTGTCACCTTTTTTAGGTTTAAGAGTAGATAGTTCATCAGGTTCAGCTGTTATACTAGCTTCACTTAATACTTCAACAATAAATTCTTCTATTGTAGACTTTAATTCAGAGATTTTCATTATTTTTAGGGTTTTGAGTTTGGATATAAATATCAAAAACCTAAGTAATATTTAATCTGCTCAATTCTTTGTTCTGTAGTGCCTGAAATAATGCCAAAATTTTTCATATTAAATAGATTATCTTTAATAACATATTTAATAGTACTATCAATTCTATCACGATAATCAGCATCAGTTTCCCTAACACCGTTATCTTCAATTTTAACTCCTATAGGAGAAACATAGAATATATAATCATACTCCCAAATAAATGGAGCAGCATAGTTGTTAAAAGCACCTTTATCTACAACACTAATTGATTTAGCACATTGAGCAAATGCCATTACATCAATTACTGTTCTATCAGTTATAACATTTTCTCTCATTAATTCAGAACAACGTTCAGCTAAGAATATTGTTTGACCTTTTAATGTACTATCAGTGTTTAATGGAATACCTAAATCACGTAAGTATTTACTACGTTCAGTAGCAAAGAAATAATCTTTAAATTCAGGTAATTCTTTTAAAGCATGTACTAGTGTTGATTTGCCAACACTCATTGTTCCAGTAAATCCTATTTTCATATTAGTAATATAATAAAAAAGGCTTGCAAGTGCAAGCCTAATTTAAAGTATGTTAATTTTGATTTATACGTTTGTTAATTTAGTTGATCTACAGTAAATCCTAATTTACTAGCTGTTTCTTCTTTATTTGCTGTAAGTTCTTCCATATCATCAGGACCAGCATATTCACTCTCGTATGTGTTTAATCCAGCGTATTTGTCAACTAACTCAAAATATTCAGGTCCTTTCATTTGAGTGATTTTTACTTTGATTTGCTCTTTTTCTTTTTCAGCATTATCCATTATATCAACTTCTTCTCCAGTTTCATCATCTGTAAATGTGCCATATCCTTGATCAGCTGTGTAGTGGTAATCAATATAATCTTTTATTAAAGATAGTAAATTTTCAGATTCATTTAGTGATTTATTCATTTGGTTCTCAGTAATTAAACCAGCTAATTTTTGCATTTTGAGGAACTCTTTGTTCATTGTTTTTTATTTTTTAAATTAGTATGTTTTAATATAAATATCAAAAAAAAACTAAGATCGTGATCCTTTACCTACACTACTCTTAAACCAAGGTAATCCAACTCCATCACGTTTTGCTTTATGGTGACTGTCTTTGTCATGTTGGAAACCATTAATATAATATTCCTTTTTACCATTTGGATGGATTACAGCTGGTCCTTCCCAGTTATGTAATTTTCCATCTTTCATGTAACGAACTGTACCATCTGTTGATGTGTACTTTTTAGTTTCTAATGTTGGATCTAATTGATACTTTTTTACTTCTTCCATATGTTATTTATTTATATCTAAATATAACATCACTTTCCGGCAAAGCCAAACAAGTGGTGTCAGATGTTTTCCAAATATTCCAAGAAGTTTTTATATACTAAACGGTTCACAGGTCGAGAGTTATGTATAGCTTCTTTGAGTAAAATAGTCATATCTTGTTCTTTTGACTCAGTTAATAACATTTTAAAATCATTTAAAACTGTTTCTGCTATTAATGTGTTATCACTGTCATCTCCGTAATCTTCAAGATCATTAAGATATAACTGGATGTATTCGTTTATGTTACTTTTTGAGTACTTCATATATAAGTTTTTTTAGTCGAGTAAATACTTCACTGATTTGGCTGTTTAACCATTTTAAACGTTCACCCATACGTTTACCTTCCATTGGTTTTTCTATATTTGATTCAGGGATATATTTGAATAATGGCTTCATATATTCACTGCCAGTAAGGAATACAAATTTGTCTTTTTGTGGGTTTAAACCTTGAGACTTCATTTGTTTTACTGTTTCTTCAGCCCATGCTTCCTTCTCATCTTTAGACATTTCTTTAAGAGTCATATCATATGGTGCTAACTCTTTAGTCATAGGTACTAAATGATGTTTAGCAGAAAGAATAAACATCTTATCTGGTTTAAGTGATTGTCCATACTTTAATGTTTTTTGAAACATCGGAGAAGGAGAATACAACTCTTGTGCCGGGGCAGGTTTATCTAGTTTAGATTTGGTACAACTTAGGAGTACTACTTTTGCCATTAATATTATTTAATATAAATATTAGTGAGATGTTATTTCTTTAATTACATCTTTACCAATAAATGTATTAACTTGATATTTAAAGCAATCTAAAAATACTTGATTGTAAGTTGGAAATTTAGTAACCAAATGCTTTGTTATAGCAGTAAATGTTGGGTTATTATTTCTACCATGGCTTCCCATATTAACTTCTTTATCTAGTTTCTTTTTTAGGAATTGATAGTTAGCAGAACCATTTGCTTTTCTTAATTGACTAAAACTACAATATAGATGCATCAAATATGGTTTTGATGTATCATACTCACAGTTAGCTGTTATTTCTCTAGCCATTTCCCAATTCTCAACATCAGAACTATTAAGCATATTATAAAGAGTTTGATACATATCAAAATCAACTACAACACCTTGATTAATATCATTATTAACTGATGTATCAAAAATAA